GAAGACGCAGCACCCGAAGTTTCAGTAGCTACTTAGTAAAAAGCTACATCTTGGATAAATATCAAACCAAAGTACAGGCTCTCTTGCACTCTACTAAAAATAAGAGTATAAGTTCTTTAAGTAAATTGGTTATTCATTAAAGAATAACTGGTCTTAACAAGGAGGACTGATTATGACAACACACTTTACTTCAGGAGTCACGAACGTAGTGACTGGTGGAACTGGTGAAAAATTAAAACAACCAGATCCAATCAAGTACCACGTTTATCACGAGGACTTCGACAAATACACGGCTAGTGACTGGGTTATCACTACAACTGAAGCTGGTGGCGGAGACGCAACAGAAGCTTTAGGAGATGGTGACGGCGGTTTATTAGTTATAACAAACGATGCGGCAGACAATGATTCTGATGAATTACAATGGGCTGGCGGTTCGGGCGGCGTAATTGAAGCTTTCAAATACGAAGCTGCAAAAGGTCTATACTTTAAAACTAGATTTAAAGTAAACGACGCAACTCAATCTGACTTTGCGGTTGGTTTAATTATCACTGATACAACTATCATTGATGGTGCGGGTGAAGAAGATGGCATTAACGGCCGTGTTGCTCAAATTA